CACCAGAGGCCCTCGGGTGGGCGACTTTTCGGAAGTTCTTCTTTCGAAGAGTACTTTCTAAGTGTTGCCAATTGAATGGCTGCCCTTAGCTCACTCGGTGTTGGTCTTCAAGATCATCACTTTAAAGGAAGCGGGTCTATGTCCGATCCCGGATATCCCATAGTGCAGAGTACCCACTACGAAGATACTTTCTATCTGTATGAAACAGATAGTGGTAACGTCGTATCAGACTTCACTTATTCTGGCGGTATTCAAAATTACCGCAAAGATAAGGGAGGTGTGGATACTCCAGGTTGGCCCAACGCCCCTCTACGGAACAATCCGTATTGGGTTTTTGAGCTTAAATTTCCTGATAGCACTGTTCACCTCAATGCCAGTCGTAATTTCCTCTTTCCGAGGTTAACGGCTAGACAAGAAATCTCCCTACTGCGTTTGGCAGGGGGAGCTGATGAGGTGATGAATCATTGGATCTGGCCAGTTGTCGGCAGCTGTCGTGCTGATTCTCAGTACGCTGCTGTCAACAAGTTAGCCTCCAATGTCCAGTCAAGCCGCATAAACCTTTTACAGGCTTATGCAGAACGGGAGCAGGTCGCAAATCTCGTTGCTTCCACAGCCAGAAGGATAGCCGACTCGGTTATCTCTCTACGCCGTGGAAACTTCGCGCATGCGGTCTACTCCTTGACTGGGTCCCAACCTCAAAGGGGTCTGTCCAGAGGGATCAAGCGCCGTTACGGTGGTATACCGGAACAGTGGTTGGCTCTCCAATATGGATGGAAACCTTTGTTGTCCGATGTGTATGGCTCTTGCGAAGAGCTTGCTAGGACCCTAGTAGGCAGAAATTGTGATGCCTATGAGGCAATTGGCACGGGTAAAGGAGCTGTTTCTGGCTCCTCATACGTGACAACTGTCGATACACCAGATTTTGAGGTGTATTGGGACCTTCGCTCGCAGTCGAAAGCCTGCGTTACGTACCAAGTCTTGTCCGAAGGGGCAAGTTTCTTGGACCGGACGGGCATTACTAATCCTCTACTCCTAGGCTGGGAACTTCTTCCCTGGTCTTTCGTAGTTGATTGGTTTTACCCGGTTGGAACTTTCCTCGAAAACCTTAATTTCTCCAGCGGCCTCGGTTTTAACCGTGGTTACTGTAGTAGTAAGGTTGAGGGGACTGTTGGGATTCGGACGAGGAATGAAAACAAACGTCCTTTCACCTTTGATGAAGGTGGTTGGACGAGTGGCAGCATACAAGGGCGTTTCACTTCCTTCGAAAGGAATGTGTACGTTTCCTGGCCTGCTGTTCATCCTCCGCAGTTTAAAGATCCGTTCTCTCCAACCCACGTCGCTAACGCGTTGTCGCTGTTAGCGTCGGCCTTCTCTGGTGGACGTTCTGTCCGCTAGTGAAGGTTAGGCTCTATCACGGAAGTGATTCCTTGGTAGTTTCTTAACCATACATACAGGTAACCTGCATGTCTCTCACTCTCACTGACGCGGTCCCCACGAATCGTACGTACACTGCGACGCAGTCTTCTCCGGACCTTACGGTCTGGAAAGACGTTTCGACGAATACGTACCCCTCTGGGGCTGGTATCGCTTCGCTCTCCTGTAAGGAGAACTCTAACGGTACCTTCCGCGTGACGGGAAAACTTGTGCTTCCAGCGATGGATGCCGTCGATGCGACCCTGAAGTCATTTGAGACTTTGGGTTCGTTCGAGATGGTTTTTCCGAACAGGGCGTCACTCCAGCGTCGAAAAGATCAGAAGGCCATGTTGGCCGACTTTCTTGGCGATGCCGTCGTTACTGCTGCTGTGGAAAACTTCACCCACCCGACCGGCTGAGCCGGCCTGGTTTAAAGCGGGAGGTTTTCCCGCACTGAGGATACAAATGTTCGACCGAGTCGAGATTTGCCCGCAATGCGGGGAAACCGGTGAGGATCAAATCGTTCCCCTTTATAGCGCGCTTGACGGTTTTGGCGCTCACGCTGGCATTTTGTGCCATTCGTGCGGCCTGTTCCGCCTTGCATGTTTTGATTGGGAACTTTCTCACCGTTTCCTTCGGAGGAATTTAAAATTCATCCGATCTCGTCATAGCGTTCCGAAGGCTGAGCACTGGCGGCCTGTATCTGATTACGTCACTCTTGGTTCTAACCAACAGTGGGCGCTCAGAATGCAGATTACCGATGCTTGGCCTAGGATATTTCCATCACTTCAACGGTGGTGGAATTCTGATGAATTTGCCGAACCTTCCGATTTTCAAGTATTTCGATACTTGATGCGGGAGACTTCAGGCAATCTTCAGGCACCGGCTTACACAGTCAAAGACTTCTTGTCTCTGGCTCATAAGCTGGGCTATGATGAGTGCTTTGGTCAGCCTTTAGCAAGTTGACCCACGTCTGTCTGGAGATCTGAGATGACCAAGAATGATCTTGATCGTCACATAAAAACTGCCGAGCAGATTTTATGTGCTCTGGACTGCCCCCGTGCTCTCACCATAGTGATTATGATGAGGAACGGTATGTGGGGTGAGATCGCTAATCTGCGTCTTGATCCTTTGGGTTTTAACGACCCTGACCGCTTCTTCCGATCCCATCAGGCCACTAAGCTGCTATCAAAAGCAGAATGGTTGCCAACTGGGATCGATAAGACTGCGGTCGCGAAGGTGAAATTCGCGGAGGCCGAGGAACTCTGCCGTCTAACGAATTGCTACTGGAGACCTTACCGTCGGATGGAATTTCAATTCCTACCCGACTATGAGCGGATATTTACATCCGCTCGTAGAAAAATCGGTAAGGTGCTCGGTAGCAATCTCTTTAAATGGACGGAGTTCTGTGACTTCGGCCCTGGAGCAGATGGTTCGACTGTAAGTGGAATGACTTCCGCCTACAACAAGCTATCAGATCCAGGTTGTGTTACCGGCGGTGCGTACCCGTACTTAGATACTTTCGCGACTATAACTAGTCTCGGAAGGCTATTTACGGGGGACATCGCAGCGAGAAGGCTAAATGTTAGACTTACTCGTGGTAACACGGTCACTTTTGTTCCAAAGAACGCAAAGACGGATCGTCCAATCGCTGTTGAACCCCGTTGGAACATCTGGATGCAAAAGGGAATGGGCCGTTTTCTTAGAATGCGGCTCAAGCTCTTCGGCGTCAATTTGGACTTTCAGGGGCTTAATCAGGCATTGGCGATCTACGGTTCGCGTACTGGTAAGTACGCCACCATCGACTTAGCGTCCGCTTCCGACACTGTTGCTTACGAGGTAGTTCGGGCAATGCTGCCCGATCCGTGGCTCACCATTTTTGAATCACTTCGTAGCCCTTCGTATCACCTCGATGGTGAATGGAAAGACTATCATAAGTGGTCCAGTATGGGTAATGGTTATACTTTCGAACTTGAAAGTCTAATCTTTTGGGCCCTCTGTAGTTCAATCAATGAGGATGTTGCCGTTTACGGCGACGACCTTATTGTGCCTACAGAGTCGTATCAACAGGTAGTCCGAGTGCTAGAGGTTTGTGGTTTCAAGGTTAATACCGAGAAATCATTCGCCTCTGGGTGCTTCCGGGAATCGTGCGGGACAGACGCCTTTGATGGCGAAACTGTCACACCGATTTACTGGAAGGACACTCTTGATGATCAAGGCACTCTTAGGCTGGTCAACCAAATTACCGTCCTTTCTCGCCGCCTTGGTTTCTCGGGGTATCGAACTCCGAGTTTCCGGGCGGTTTGGAAGGAATTGGTTTATCAGCTTCCGAAGCGTTTTCAGCAGAGGGGCCCGACGTCGCTAAGCACAGTTGTCCACGATACTTCAAGTAAGTGGTCTTCTGTGCGTCGCTATGGTTGGGATGGGGTTTTTATCAATCTTTGGTTACCTATTCCTCGAAGGTTTAGGTTTCTAAATTTTGATGTAGCCCTAATCTCTCAGCACTTCCAACCGTCTACTGACGGTTATGTCGTGCGTGATCGATTCTGCTGGAAAAAGAGAACAGTCTTCGTTCCCTCAGGTTACGAAGACGTAGGACCTTGGGGGCCCTAGCCTCCTAGACCTTTCCGTACGGTATAAACTCCGTGCTGGAGAGAGGTAGTCGAGAGACTATTTCTTTC